TATGCCGTCACAGGCGCGCTGAGGCGGCCGCCCAGCCACCAGTTCCATGCCTGCGCTATCTCGCCAAAGGTATTCTCGGCGTTGCCGTGTACGGCCGCCCTGTCGACGGTAACGCAGGCCTTCGCAGTATCGAGGATCTCGGATCGATTCATGGGTGGCTCTCGTTCGGGGGAAAGGCGCCCAGGCACTAGGGGCCTGGGCTGAGGTGCCGCGAGGGAGGTCGCATGCCGGGATCATGCCTGCGCTTGGTGGGGCGCGTCAAGGGCGGTCATTAATCATAAAAACCGGGAACCCTCTACACACCCTGAAGGTAGGAAGTAGCTGACTACCCTATAATGATAAGAAAGAAAAAAATCCTTTTATATATATAGAGGCCTCAGACCCCTTGTTTCACTGGGGTTTTGCGACAGACCTTGTTTGATCGTCAGCCATTAAATTTTACTAAACCTGCAAAATCCTGCGGCTGAGATTTCCGGCCCCGACTAAGTTCAAACCCTTTGTCGCTTGCCCGGCCACGAACTTTGACCTATGGATGAATTTGGGCCAGCGCTGCGCAAACAGCCTGGCCCGTGATCGAAACCCAACCTTGGAGAGGATCGCTTCGATGAAGAAGCTTTTACACGCACCGCCCGCTCCCGACAAGAAGGCCGTCGTCAAGCTGGAGTGGCTTCCGCCCAAGCAGAAGTGGCAGTGCTCGCTTGCCGTCGATGGCAAGCCGCCGGTGACCTTCGGAAGCTGGAAGTTTTTGGAGAGCGCGTTCGCGGATGTGCTTGCGGAGGTTGGACGCCATGAGTGACACCCACGCCATGGCCTTGGCCTATGCGGATGCTGGCTGGGCGCTTGTCGCCATTCCGGCGGGCAGCAAAGCCCCCACCACATTCGGGTGGTCAACGCAGCCCACCAGCCCATCGCACTGGGCCGAGCACCCGACCCACAACATCGGGGTGCTGCACAGCCTGAGCGGCACGGTGGCGCTGGACATTGACCACATGGCCAACACGCGGATGATCATGGAGGCGATGAACATCGACCTTGATGCCATCCTTGCGTCTGCCCCTCGGATTGTTGGGCGCCCGGATCGGGGCAAGGTTTTGTTTCGTGCGCCTGCCGGAGAGATGCTGACCACTCGCAAGATCAGTTGGCCGGTGGACGGCGATCCGCGCAAGACCGAGGTGGTGTTTGAACTACGCGCAGGCTCGGTTCAGGACGTGCTGCCGCCCTCGATCCACCCGGACACGGGCAGCCCCTACACCTGGGCCGGGGCCGATTGGCACAGCCCGCCGGAAATACCCGAGCAGATTTTGATGATGTGGCGGGAGTGGGACCGGTTCCGCCCGCAGATGATGAGCGTCTGCCCGTGGATCAGAACACCCGAGTTTCGCCCACCGGCCGCCAAGAGCCGTAAAATCGGCACTGAGGGGGCAAGCGTCATCGGGGCATACAACGATGCCGTTTCCATCACCTCGGCCCTGGAGGAGGCTGGTTACCGCCGCTACGGATCAAGGTGGCTCAGCCCGAACAGCACCAGCCGCATTCCGGGGGTGATTCTGTTTGATGACGGGCGGGCCTACAGCCACCACGCCAGCGATCCGTTTGACCCGGCGCACAGCTTCGATGCCTTTGAGGTGTTCTGCCAATACCAGCACATGGGCAACGCATCCGCGGCGGTGAAGGCGGCAGCTGAAATGCTGCAACTCAGTTCCCTGCCGTCGGGCCCCACCGAGGAAGACCGCGAGGCCATACGCCACGGAGCGGCCGTCTGGGAGGCCATCCGCAAAAAGCCGGAGGATGGTGAGGACGACGCCATACCCAAGCACCTGCTGAGCGTGCCAGGCGTTCTAGCGGACGCCGTGACCTTCTCGGCCAAGACCTGCATCAAGCGGCAGCCGCAATTCGACGTGCAGACGGCGTTGGCGCTTGGGTCGGTTGCGATGGGCCGGCGTTTTACCACCTGCCACCGGAATATGACCGGCCTGTATTTCCTCAACATCGGCAAGACCGGATCCGGCAAGGAGCACGCCAACACGGTGATTGAGGATTTCCTTGAGGCGGCCGGGGCCCACAACCTGGTTGGGCCGAACGGCTACACCTCGGCGGCCGGGGTTTTGTCATCGCTGCGAGACAAGCCCACGCACATCGCGGTGATTGACGAGTTTGGCGCCATGCTGGCCTCGGCTGGGGCGAACGGCAATCAGCACAAGAAAGACGCGCTGACGATGCTGATGCAGGCGTTTGGGCGGCAGAACAAGACGCTGCGCAATGTGGGCTACGCCACGATGCAGATGACTGAGGGGCAAAAGAAAACCCTGAACATCGAAATCAAATCGCCATCGGTCACGGTTCTGGGCATGACCACGCCCGAGACGTTTTACGAGGCGATTGGGTCCAAGGACGTGGCCAGCGGATTTCTGAACCGGTTTCTGATTGTGGAAAGCAAACGCAAACGGGAAATGTCCCGCGTGCCTGCGATGATTGAGCCGCCCAAGAGCGTGGTGGATTGGGTCAGGGCCGCAGCATCCGCCTGCGCTGATGAGGCGGGCGATCTGCAAGGGCATGGACCCGAATTTCCGCCGGAGCCAATCCTGATTCCGTTCAGCAAGCCCGCCCAGGATCTATTCAGGGCCTACGAGAAAAGGCTCAACGACTGGCAGGACTCCACCACACCCGTTGCAGCCGACATGCTCAACCGCACGCGGGAGATTGCCATGCGGCTGAGCTTGATCGTGGCCCACAGCCTGGGCGACAAGGAAATCACCGAAGCGGCCGCGCAGTGGGCGATTGATTACGTTGATTTTTATGCCAAGCAGACGGTGGACGCGATGCACCTGCACCTAGCCGAAGGCGAGACGGACGGCCTGCGCAAGAAAGTTGCGGACGCAATCATGGCCTCGGGATCGGTCGGGCTGACGATGCGGGAATTGATCCTGAGCGTGCCCAAGCTGGGCAACCAGAAAAAGCACGAACGGGACGGCCTGCTGCAGATGGTCTGCACAGATTACCCGATCGAGCGGATGGTTTCCAAAACCGAAAGCGGCAAGGGCCGGCCGTCAATCATCCATCGGATGATACAGCCGGAGGCGTAAAGTAGGCCGACAGCTTGCGCAGGGTGGCGAGGGTGATGCCTTCCTCGCCATCCGCAACGCGCTTCACGGTGGGGTAGGACAATCCTGATTTTTCGGCCACAATCGTGAGCCGGCGGTCGGCCAGAAGGTCCCGGATTTCTGCGATGCTCAACAATTTTCTTCTCCAAGTTAAAGTTCACGCTTGCAATCTGCACTTTCTTGTGCGAATGGTCAAGACGTTGGAAGAAGAAGGAAAGAGATGATGCTGACAAACATCGACGCGCTTGCGCGCGATTGGCTTAATGCCAAGGCGGCAGAGGATGCCGCAAAGGACCTTCGATACAAGATCGAAGACCAGATCACCCAAGCCCTTGAGGTCAAGGACGAAGGCGCGATCACCCATACCCTGGAAGACTACAAGGTGACGCTGACCCAGCCGGTAACGCGGAAGGTCGATGCCAAGAAGTGGCAAATGGTCATGGACAAGTGCCCTGCGGCACTGCTTCCGATCAAGATGAAGGTCGAAGCCGACGCGGCTGGCTGCAAGTGGCTGGTGAACAACGAGCCGGAAATCTGGCGCAACATCGCAATCGCCTTCACCACCACGAAGGGCAAGATTGGCGTGAAAGTGGAGGTTGGGAAATGACTGACAATGAAGAAATCCAATACCAACTGACGATCAGTCACTTGGGGATGTTCAATATTCAGATGTCGGCCGCAGAAAATGTGGACCTGACGAATGGATCGATGCAGGCCGCAATTCTTGACTGCCTGACGAGGGAGCAGATGCTCGAAGCCTTGGCGGTTCATGGCGGGGGAGAACTTTCCCTTGGCTATTGATCTCAAAACGCTGTCGAAGCCGCGTGCGGATCGACCGATCATCATGACGCTCTTTGGCGAGGGCGGCATGGGGAAAACCACGCTGGCGGCCATGTTCCCAAAGCCGGTCTTCATTCGGACCGAGGACGGAACGACCAGCCTTGCCGGAAACGAGGGGATCAGCCTTTTCCCGCTGGCGAAGTCCAGCAAGGATGTGCTGGACGCGATCGAGGCGCTGGCCACGCAGGAGCATGATTTCAAAACGATGGTTCTGGACAGCATCACCCAGCTTGCCACGCTGATTGAGCACGAGATTGTCGAGGCGGACCCGAAGGCAAAATCCATCAACCAGGCGGGCGGTGGATACGGGGCCGGCTATAGCACGGCCGCGGAGAAGCACCGAACGATTCGGGAGTGGGCCGGTGCGCTGGCCTACGAGCGCGGCATGAACGTGGTCTTCATCGGCCACGCAGACACCGAAACCCTGGACCTGCCAGACATGGACGCCTTCGGGCGCTACACGGTGCGGCTGCACAAAAAATCGCTGCCGCACTACACCGACAACGCCGACGCGGTATGTATGATCAGGCTCAAGAGTTTCGTGCGCGGCGATGGCGACAAAAAGCGCGCCATCAGCACGGGCGAGCGGGAAATCATCTGCTACCCGCAAGCATCGAGCGTGACCAAGAACCGGTTCGACATCACCCAGCCACTGCCGTTCACCTTTGACGGCGGAAACCCATTCGAGAAATTTGCAGCGAAGTAAGGAGAAGACACTATGGATCTGAACGGTTTCGACGCCTCTGCGGTAGACCCAATTGCCAGCTATGAGCCGCTTCCCGCGGGCTGGTACAAGGCCGTCTTCACGGCCTCCGAGGAAAAGCCCACCAAGGCGATGACGGGCAGCTACCTGCAACTCAACGCAGAAGTGATAGAGGGGAAATATCAGGGGCGCAAAATGTTCGAGCGCCTGAACCTGAAGAACCCCAACGCCACGGCGGTGGAGATTGCCAACCGCACGCTGTCTGGCATCTGCCGGGCGGTGGGCGTCAATGCCCCGCGCCGCAGCGAGGAACTGCTGGACAAGCCCTTCATGATGAAGCTTTCGGTGAAGCCGGGCGACGCACAATACGGGCCCAGCAATGAAATCAAAGAGTACGCGGCCTGCGACGGGGCGGCGGCACCTTCTGCGCCTGCCGCACAGACAAGCACCACCCCACCCTGGCGCCGGGGCTAACGTCTTTTAAGCGACCCGCCCCTTAACTGGGGCGGGATACTGAAAAGATGGAGAGCGACAATGACGATCGGCGAACTAAAAGCAATCATCGACTCTATTCACGATTTGCACGGGCCTGATGCGCGGACGAGTTTTATATACCAGCGCGCGTCTGGCCGCACTGGGCTGGGGCATATTACCAGCTACCGAGTAGGCGTGAGTAAATTGGGCGGAAGCATTCATTTCAATATCGATTATCCGCGCGGTGAGGCGGAGTGATGGATATTACCGGCAGCACAACACCCGAGACAATAAAGCGCATTTTTGACCACTATCAGGCCAAGCGGAAGAACGAGCACAGGCCACACTTGGGGGGCAGCCAGATCGGGCGTGAGTGCGATAGGGCGCTTTGGTATCAGTTTCGCTGGGCGTGGACGCCCTACTTCGAGGGGCGCATGTTGCGGCTGTTCGAGACGGGCGATCGGGAGGAAGATCGGGTGGTCCGAAACCTGCGTGATGTGGGGGTGACGGTCTGGGACCGGGATCCGGACACGGGCAGGCAGGTGCGCTTTGAGGCGTGTGGCGGGCACTTCGCGCTCAGTCTGGACGGGGTGGGAGAGGGGTTTGCGGAAAGCAAAAAGCCACACACCCTTGAGTTCAAGACCATGAATACAAAGAGTTTTCGCAAGGTGTCCGAGGATGGGTTGCAGAAGGCCAACGCGATTTACTGGGCCCAGTGCCAGATCGGGATGCACCTGTCGAAGTTGGAGCGGTGCTACTTCTTTGCCGTGTGCAAGGAGACGGACGCTATCTACGGCGAGCGGATCCGGTACGATCCCGCCGAGGGAATCAAGCTTGAAGCGAAGGCAAACCGGATTGTGTTTGCGCCGCTTCCGCCGTCCAGGATCACCGAAGATCCGAGCGATTGGCGGTGCAAGTTTTGCCCCTATTTCGCGGTCTGCCAAGGCAATAAAATACCGGAGGTGCACTGCCGAACCTGCGCGCATGTCACGCCGGAGCGCGATGGTTCTTGGTCATGCTCGCAGGGCAATAAGGTAGGAGATGTGTGCCAGTCACATCTTTTTATTCCACAGATGATGCCAAAAGACTTGGAGGTTAAAGACGCCGGGGCTGATTGGGTTGACTATTTGGATCAACTCACGGGACAAACCGAGCGCAATAAAAACAACAGCCAAGCTATGTTCGATGGGAGAATGCAATGACCTTTGAATTGAGGGACTACCAAAAAGCCGCCGTCGATGGGCTCTATGATTATTGGGCCAAGGGGGCGGGCAGTCATCCCCTTATTGTGGCCCCGACGGGCTCCGGCAAGACGGCGATTATCGCGCAGATCGTTCGGGACGCCATGTCTTTTGCGGGCACCAAGGTTCTGATCGTCAGCCACGTCAAGGAACTGCTTGAGCAGGGCGCCAAGGGCCTGCTGGCGATGTACCCGGAAGCGGACTTCGGATTTTACAGCGCCAGCCTGAAGCAGAAGCGCCTAGACCGGCCGATCACCTTTGCCGGCATCCAGAGCGTTTGGGAGCGGGCTTACGACATGATTCCGGCGCCTGATCTGGTGCTGATCGACGAAGCGCACATGCTGCCGAAGAACACGGAGACGCGCTACGGGCAGTTCATTCGCGACCTGACCATCTGCAACCCGCAGGTCAAGGTTGTGGGCCTGACGGCCACGCCATACCGCCTGGACAGCGGTGTGCTGCACAAGGGCAAAGGGGCAGTGTTCGACGGCATCGCTTACGATATTTCGGTGAGCAAGCTGATGGAGGAAGGGTGGCTTTCCACGGTCCACAGCAAGGGCGGGCTGAAGCAGATCGACCTGACGAACGTAGGCCGGCGCGGGGGGGAGTTCATCGAGAGCGAACTGGCGGCCGCGGCATCGGATCCGGAACTGGTGGCGGCAACGGTCAGCGAGATATTTGAACTGGGAGAGGACCGGAAGTCCTGGCTGATCTTTGCCAGCGGCATTGGGCATGCGCATATGCTGGCGGGCGGGCTGCGCGCCTTGGATGTGACGGCCGAGGTTGTGACCGGGGCCGATGATATGGGCGAGCGGGGGCGCAAAATCGCGGACTTCAAGAACGGAAGGATTCGCGCGCTGGTTAACTGCAACGTGCTGACCACGGGCTTTGATGCCCCATCGGTTGACCTTGTGGCTTTGGTTCGGGCCACGGAATCGACGGGCCTTTACATTCAGATGGTGGGGCGCGGGACGCGCAAGGCGCCGGGCAAGACGGACTGCCTTTTGCTGGACTACGGCGGCAACGTCGCGCGGCACGGGTTTATTGACACGCCAACGCCCAAGAAGAATGGCGGAACCGGAGACGGCAAAGCACCGGTCAAGCAATGCCCAAGCTGCAATACCTTTTGCCACACGGCAGTTCGGATGTGCCCGGTGTGTTCGTTTGAGTTCCCGGCGCCGCAATTGAACCACGCCCCAAAATCATACGAGGGCGCGGTGCTGTCCAACCAGGTCAAATCGGAATGGATGGAGGTAGACGACGTTTCCTACGGCCGGTGGCAGAAGGAGGGCAAACCGGACAGCATCCGTGTGACCTACTATTGCGGCATGACAAGGCTCAGCGAGTGGCTGTGCCCCGATCATGGCGGATACGCAGCAAGCCGCTACACGGCCCGGAAACAGGCCCTGGGAGCGAAGGCTGACAGCACCAGCAAGGCGCTGATGGAATGCGCGGATTGGGTGAAGCCAAGCAGGATCCTGGTAAAGCCCGACGGGAAGTATTTCCAGATCGTGCAACTGGACTACACCGAGAAAAAGCCACCTGCGGAAACGGAACTGGACAGGGATTTGAAAGAAATGTTTGCCGATGACTTCTGAGCACGACGAACAAGTGGGGCTGGTGAACTGGTTCCGCACGAAGTTCCCCGGCGTTTTGATTTTTGCCATTCCAAACGGGGAGCATCGCGCAATCAGCACGGCCAAACGGCTGAAAGCTGAGGGGGTGACGCCAGGCATCCCCGACCTGTTTATCCCCGAGTGGCTTTTGTGGATCGAAATGAAGAAGGCCAAGGGCGGGCGGGTGTCGCGCGAGCAGACAAACATGATCGGGTATCTCGAAGGGGTCGGCCACACGGTGGTGGTCGGACTCGGCGCGCGGGACGCATCCGAAAGAATATTGATCCATGTAGACAAAATGCTTGAAGATAAGAAGATTCGGGGGTAGTTCTGGTCTTGTAGAAAGAAAAAGGAGCCAGACCATGACCCAGCAACCAGACTTTTACATCATCACCGGCGACCACGGCCGCAGCGGAATGAGCGCCAGCGATCCGGTTTACACGCTTGACGACGCAGCGGATGAACTCGGCGAGGCTGAGAAGCTGACGGGCCGTGACGCCCGCGCCATCTATGTGGACCTTGCCAGCGGCACCAGCCACGACGTGACCGACCAGTGCCTTGCCGTCATCGCCATTCGCTTGGAGAAAGCACAATGATCCGAGACATGATCGGCGTGGCCTGCCTGTTCGGCGGCCTGTACCTGATGCTGATGATTGGCATGGGGGCGGGGCTGTGAGATACCTTTCCGTCTGCAGCGGCATTGAAGCCGCCACGCAGGCCTGGCATCCACTTGGATGGAAGCCCGTCGCTTTCAGCGAGATTGAGCCGTTCCCGTGCGCCGTCCTCGCCCACCATTACCCGACCGTCCCGAACTGGGGCGACATGACCAAATTTCAGGAGTGGCCAGATGCAGATGTCGATGTTCTTTGCGGAGGAACCCCCTGTCAGTCCTTCAGCGTTGCGGGGCTGCGACAGGGGCTGGCTGACCCCCGCGGCAACCTCATGCTCACCTATCTTGCCATTGCTGCACGCTACCGGCCCCGGTGGCTGGTTTGGGAGAACGTCCCCGGCGTCTTGTCCAGCAACAGCGGACGGGATTTTGGAACCTTCCTCGGGGCGCTGGGGCAACTCGGGTATGGGTTCTCCTACCGAGTGCTTGACGCTCAACACGTCAGAACACGCCGCTTCCCCTACGCTGTCCCCCAGCGCCGACGCCGTGTGTTCGTTGTCGGATATCTTGGAGATTGGCGTCGTGCCGCAGCGGTACTTTTTGACCGCGAAAGCCTGTCGGGGCATCCTGCGCCGCGCAGACAATCGGGGCAAGGATTTGCCGCCGCAACTGGCCCGCGCGTTGCAGGCGGTGGCAGACACATCGCCAACAGCGGAGATGTCGGTTACTGCCTGACCGCCAGCGCGCAGGGCAGCTTGGACGCGGAGACGGAGACGCTGGTCGCCCATTCCCTGCGCGGTGAAGGCTTCGACGCCAGCGAAGACGGCACGGGCCGCGGGACACCGCTGGTGCCGGTGGCCTACCGGACGGCAGGCGATGGCGCTGTCTATGAGGAAGGCGATGTCACCGCACCCCTTACGACGGCGACGGACCCCAATGTTCAGGTGGTGGCGTTTTCCGGCATCGACAACGGCCAAGACGCCGCCAGCGATGTAACCCCGACGCTGCGCAAGGGCGGCGATGGCGGGCAGGGCATGGCGATGTCTGTCGCCTTCGCTCAAAATCAACGCGACGAGGTTCGCACAATGGACGTAGCCGGCGCTCTAGCCGCAGAGCCAGGCATGAAACAGCAAACGTACTTAGCGCAACCTATGCTTGAGCCGTTCACCATCATGGAGCGTGGCCGCGAAGGCGGGCAATCGCTTGAGAGCCGCCAAGACGGAACGTCGAACGCAATCCTGACCCCGAACGGTGGGCGCGGCGGAATGGGTGTCGGTGCCATCGCCCTGCCTTGGGCCGTGCGCCGCCTGACCCCGGTCGAATGTGAGCGCCTGCAAGGCTTTCCCGACGGATTCACGCGCATCCCCTATCGCGGCAAGCCCGCCGACCTCTGCCCCGACGGCCCCCGGTATAAGGCGCTCGGCAATAGCTGGGCGGTGAACTGCGCGGAATGGATCGGGGAGCGAATTAACGAAGTGGAGAGCATCCAATGACATACCACCGCCCCAACAAGTTCGTCGAATGGGACCAAGACCGCCTGCGGATCCTGTGGATGGCCGGCATCCCGCAATACCTGCGCAAGGAGAAGGTACGGGAGAACGACCCGGCCCGGCCCACGTCGCCGGAGGTGATCTTCGCGGTGGCCAAGCACTTAGGCGAAATGCCGGATACGCGCGGCGGAATTTGCCGGGCCCTCAAGATCGGCGAGAAGACGGCCGATCGTGCCCTGGGCAGCCTGCGGGACGAGGGGCGACTGATCAAGACCTATAACTCAACGCTGAAGTTGTGGTTTTACCGCTGCGTGGAGAAGACAGAATGACCGCGCAAGTCATGCAACTGCCCCCCGTTCACGTCGGCTACGCGCAGGCCAGGGTTATTTTGCGGCACCATCGGCTGCACGACCTGGACGCTATCGACGCCGCGTTTGAGGTTCTGGCGTATAGCACGGACCCTGACGACAAGGCTCTGTGCCGAATTGTCGAAGATGAGATGTGGCAAGTACCGACGCCTGGCGCTGGCGTCATCGTCATCACCATGATCGCCGTTGCGCTGACCTGTGTCGGGTTGGCGGCATTAATAGGGAGGCTTGTGCTGTAATGGCGCTTAAACTGGACACGTCAGACACGCACACCGTGCTGACTGCGCTGCAAATTTACCGCGAAGAAGAACTCGCGCGAACCGAGACTAGCGCATGGAAGGTCGAGCAGATCGAACGCTTGATAAAAACGTACCGCAAATCGTTCGCTGCCTTGGAAAGATTGGACAAGCTATGAAGTACCTGCTCCTGATCCTTCCCATAGCAGCCTGTGGCACGCACGTCGATCGGTGTGCTGTCCTGCCGTTGCCCCCAGAATGCTCTCAGGGCGGCGGTGGCGGGCTTTCCTTGCTAATCGGTGACAATGTGCAGCCGAAGCCAGACCCCGGCCCAGCGCCCGCTCCTGAGCCGCCTGCGCCGGAGCCTAAGCCAGAGTCT